TTTCTCATTCAAGGCCTTCAATATTGGTGACGTAAGCAGCATGATTATCATGCTGGTTCGCGTTAACCCCTTATCCTCTGCCAGTGCATCAATGCTATCAACCATCACTGCTGGCAATCGCAACATAATCATTCGTTTCTTATCAGACATTGAAATTACTCGCATTGAAATCAATGTGATCGATAATCACTTGCAGGCCGTACATTGCCAGCTCTTGCATGATGTGCTGTGCATTGCCCCATGTGCTGCTGTAAATCTTGCCATTGGTTTCTTCAGTCATACACCACCAGGCACCATCTTGCCATAGTGTAATGCCAGTCATTTCACCATCATGCACCACCATTGCAGACCACACGCGTTTGCAGTTTTCTGGCGTGCCAATCACTTCGCGTTCAAAATACATCCGTGTCACTTCACTCATTACTTTTCACCTTCCTGCATTGATTGCATAATCATCTTCAAATCAGCTGCCAGCCGTTCCAATTCTGCAATGCGTGTTAGCACAATGCCTAGTGCATCATTGACCATTTGTAGCTGTGGTTTGTGGCCAGATATAACCACCTTCAGGTGATCGTGATTATGGTCTGCACTCACTGCCACTTCATTCATGCCATACCGTTCAAAGTGATTGGCATTGATGGTGTACAAATCTCGCACTAGCGTTTTATTGGTATCACTCATGTTATTCACCTTTCACTGTTTCTGGCAATGCCTTGTAGTACCACGGGTATGCTGCACTGATCAGTGCAAATATTCGCCGATTGTAGCTGGCCATGCCTACCTGGTCATTGCGACGTTCTGCACGTTGGTACCAGAATGATAGTAGTGCGAATTCGTATTCTTGCTGTGCATTCATTGCTATACTCCTTGCTTCACAATTGCGTCAATTTGGCCACGGCTCGTGGTCACCTGGTACACCACACCACCAGTCATGTAGCGTGCAAACAATACCTTTGCTGGCATTGGCTGGCCATAGTGTTCATTGATGGCAGCCTGCACTGCCTTATTACGGCCTTGTGCGTAAATCTCGTAAATCTTGCCATCGATGCAAATCATAAACTTTGGCATTATGCATCCACCTTCAGTGCCACAAACCATGTGTGGCTTGGCACGTGTGCATTGCCAGTGGTGGATTTGTTTGCAATCACTTCATAGCGTTCATTTTGAATCTGTACTATTGCACCAACCTGCAATGTAGATTCCTCGATGGTGGCCAAACGGCCCCAATTCGTTGTGTGGTAATCGCCACCTTCTAATGCACGTGGCAGATCAGCGACGCGCGCCTTGATTTGGCCAGACAACACACACACCCACAAATCATGTGCTACAGCCTTGATTACATCATAGCCTGCACCACGTGTTACCAGCTCTTGCACTTCAGTTTTGATGATTTCGCGAATCTCTTGATTGCTGTAAATCTTGACCTTGTATTGATTTGTCATTACTACACTCCTTCATTGTAAATAGCGACGGCCCCAACAATTACTGTGCCCTGTTTCGTGTGTTTGGTCACCTGTGCAATCCGCGTTTCGGAATCAAACCAAATGCCATACTGCTGGCGTGCAGGATTCAAACCAAATGATTTGAGTGCTGCGCTGCGAATATCAACAGCCTGCACTGTCTTTAATTCGCCGCCAATCTTCTTGACTGACCACCACTTGCGCGTACCTGCCATGTTGTTCACCTTTTCTGTGCTAGTGCTTCTGTATTAGGTAAATTACGATTTGGCGCGTTTCGTTAGCTGTACTGTTTCAACGTTGCTAGTTGCCATGGTTACTCGTAAGTTATCTAACTGCCATGATTGTACATCATTTTGATATACATTGCAATAGGCAATTTTGGCGCAATAAACCCCAATCGATGTACACTAGATTGGGGGTTTATCTCGCGTATTAATTTCGGTACCACGCGCGCCAGCTGTGCGATCAAAATCGTTATTTAGTGACTGCCTAGACTAGCAAATAGATTGTAACACACAAACGCCACGCATGCGGTTTGCGTGGCGGTCCGTGGCGTTTGTGTGGCGTGAAGTATGTGTATCGACAAACCGATTATATCACGAATTTACCATGGTGCAACAGGCCATGGTGGTGCAGTCCATTCAGCTACATTAATCTGTTTTGGATAATCGCGTAGTGCCTGACGATACACACGCCATTGCTGTACCTGTGCAGCAGTTAATGGTACATCAGGCAATTGCGTATAGTCTGATTCCTGTAGCAACTGATCGCGATAATCACGCACCATAGCCATTGCTTCATTGATGGCTGGCGAATCAATTACATAACTGCCAGCTGGTGGCGTATCGTAATATGTGCCAAATTCATCACAATACCGTGTGGTGATTTGTGGCACACTGATAAGTAATCGATAAATAATCATGTTTGGCTTCCTGTCAGCTGTACAATATGCAATAGTGGTGATTCTGCAGTTGCATACTCTGCAACCTGTGTAACTGTCGTGTTTGCACCAGGTACAAGGCGAATTTGCAATGTTGTGGCTGCAGCCAAATACATCATCATTGTGCCAGTAAAATAATTGGTGGCAGCCAATTGTATTGAAAATCCACCAATGTTTGTACCGTTAATTACGCGTTGGATAATCATAGTTTGTGATGTAGTCGTACCAATCATGCACTGTATCATGTAGTACCCTGTGGTTGGTATGGTAACTGTATCAGTGGCCCATGTAAACCCATTATTACGGGTTTCTGTTTGCCATGTAATGAGTGTGCCAGCAGTGGTAATTGCTAGTGTGCCTGATCGTGTCAGTGTCAAACATGCACCAGGGGTTTCAACACGTTGCAGTGCCTGTGTATCTGCAATGATTGATGCAAGATTATTGATTAGCAAGTTTGACATTTACTGATTCACTCCCATTACTATCAAATTTCAAATCTACACCTTGCACCATCTGCACCACTAACGTGCCATTGTCATTAATGCTGACTAAATCGCCAAAAAAGTAATCACGGCCGTACCGTAATGCTGCGTTTTGTGTCAGCTTTACATTGTATATAGTGCGACGTTGAATTTGTTGTGCCAGTGTGCTATCACCAATCGTGTTGTAGTAGGCAGCAGTGGTGCCTGCTCCCTGACTACGTGAATCAATAAACCGTTCACGATTAGACAAACCCGTGTTTAGTGACGCGGGCCTGCTGTACATATTACGTGCCAGTGATTCGCCACTGCCACCTAATATCACGTTGGTAAAATCTTGCACTCGATCTGTAATCACTTGCAATTCTGCAATAGTACCAGTGGCCACTGATAGGATTACACTACTACTCCGATTGGTACCACGCTGGCCTAAATACCAGGTAAATGTGTACGTGGCTGGTGCAGTCCACACCATATCAAAATCACCACCATTGCCTATTGCTACCTTCTGCATGGTTTCAAGTAGGTTTTGCATACTGCAGGCAATGCTTACTGTACTGCCACCACCAGCACTTGCACTGGTGGTCATTCCTGCTGTATTACCATCAATGATGCGTTGTGATTTTGTGCCAGTGACTGCCAAGGCCGTGCAATTGTAATTGAACAATGTTTTTAGGATTGTTTCAGCAGGCACTGCAGCAAACACACTTCTATTCGCTACGTTGGCACGATATGCTACCACGCGATCAGATAACAGGGCCATCATTGATACGGCTGTAATCTGGTAAATGGTTTGCGTGCTCACCACTCGTACAATCTTGCGAATCATGCCAGCAAATTCTACTGCTGCAGTAATATCTTGTGCTGCGTCTTGTCGCGTCACTGACACAATATACCCATACTGCAGGTATTGCGCGTTAGGTGACGTGCTAGCCATCGTAAACGTCAAACCTGCAATGGCATTTACCTGCCTGCTGATTCCTAACTGCAAATAATCCGTGGCTATGGTTTGAATTACGCCACTGGCATTGTAGATGGTCATTGTGTATATAGGTGCCATGAATTATAACCGTGTGCAGATAATGTATGAATCAGATACGCTTCGATTTATGACACTTGACCATGCCTGCAGGTAATATACTGCTGGCGTGCCTGGCGTTACTGTAATTGCATAGGTGGCACTGGCGCGATATAGCGTGGTGACTACTGCAGACATTGATGCAAAACTTGCGCCTAATCCAAGGATTGCCGCGCTTCGATTTCCTGTAGTATTTGCATCATACGAAATTTGAAAATCAAATTGATACACACCAGATTGATAAATTGTGATTGCACCATTACCAGTGGTAAACGTCATACTTCCATCAGCACTATTTGTATTCACTGCATAGCTAGCTAATCCCGTGTACGTGCTTGCAGGCATTGCACCAGTGGTACCACCTGCACCCATGCAGTACTGTTGTGTGCGTTGCTGGCGACCGTTGGCAAATGCATTGTATGGTGTGATTACTGATACAAGGCCAGATGCCACGGTAACAGTGCCAAGTGTGATATAGGGCTGTGCAGCAGTCGTTAATTGTGCACTCGTGGCCAGTGCCAGCCGCGTGGTTTTGGTGGCAATAGTAGTGCCTGCTACTGATCGCGTAACTGTTACACTTGCACCAGACTCATTGGCTAGGATAACTAACAAATACGTACCATTCGCCACTGCTCCAACCGCAATGCTGGCACTGCTGGTGTTTTCGTACAAATAACCACCAGTAACAGTAGTGGTCCCTGTGGCCACCACTGCACTACCATCTGCAATAGCTAACGTGGCAGTGCCTGTGCCTGATTGTGCCAAATAGCTACCTTGTAACAATACTCCGATGCCTAATGTTTTTGCTTCGATCACTGTCATGCGTGCAGAATCATAACCTGCTGCAGGGCCATCACCCGTGCCAGTAGTGGCATACCCAATTGATTGTTCAGCCATGGTGGTTATACTCCTATAAATCTGTCATTGTACGTAAGCGTTACTGCACTTGCAGACGTGCCACCCGTGGCAGTAATTGAAATGGTATTTACACCACCAATTACTTGTGGCATTGGTGCCAGATTAAACGTGGCGAGGTTTGATGTGGCACTAATGTTTGCCAGCTGATTTGCGCCTAACTGGTCCACTACGGTTTTAAATCCATAGCGTAAGTCAAACGTGTATGTAGTGCCAGCAGCAATGTTGGCAGTCAAGGTGATGCTATCACCTGTACTGGTGTTCTGAATAATCAAACTATTCAACGGCCCTACTGCCACAATGTTTGGGTATGCATTCCATGTGCCAGTATACGCCACGGCCGTATTAACACTAATAGTGCCACTAGCCCCATAGGTAACAGGGTATAGGCGTGGTATAGGTGTGGGAGTGCCTACAATGGCTGGCGTGCCAGCAATGATGTTCTGTGCAGGATTGTACCAGGTAGGATCATCAGCACGCATCTGCACAATGGTTTTCACACTATAGCCTGATTTTGCATCTACATCGAGTGACAAACCACCTAATATTTTTGTGGCAATGGCGCGCTGTGTGCCATCAGCTCGTGTGATGGTAAGCACACCAACCACGTTTGATGGCGAAAATATCGCTAGTATTTTGTCACGAATTGCGTAGTGTTCTGCAATCGTGTTGGCAGTGATGATGAATGGTAATTGCAATACTCTTGGATCAAGGCGAAAATCTACATCTGAATCACCCTGCTGCAGTGGTCCGCGTTGCGTGATTCGATGTAATGGCGCCATGCCAAATCCAAGATCACCCAAATACCCAAACGTTAGGCCTGATACTGTATCATAGCCATTCAGTGTGTATGTGGTACCTTGTATGGTGTAGGTAAGTGTGTATGGCACTATATACCACCTGCTAGAATTTGCATGGCATTGAAATCTGCCATAATGCTTGATTCACTCTGCTGTGTATTATACGTGGCTGATAGCTGGTAATAATTCTGCACCGTGGCCTGTGCTGCATTTACACCACTCCCCAATGTGGCATTCATTGCGTTTGTCACGTCTGGCAATCCTGCCATAATCCCTGCTGCCATACCTTGTGAAATTGGTTTACCAACCAAGTTTGCAAACACCTTTGATGGTGATGCAATGCCAAGAAGTGCCATAGCTGCATCAAGTGCAGACTGTGCGGCGCGTTTGGCTGCATTGGTAATTGCAGCCACGCCATTGCTGATGCCTTTGGCAATACCATCTGCAATGTTTTGCCCTACTTGCATAGCAGCAGCTGCAAGGCTCGCCACCATGCCATTCAGCTTGATTAGCATATCTGCCACAAATGCACCCATTGCCTGTGAAGTAGTGCTAACAAATGTACTTACTGCACTTTGGATTGTGGACCATGCACCTACAAAATCACCTTTTAGAAGCAAACTAACTGCAGTAAGTGCGCCAATGATAAATTGCTGCCATGGCGCCATGATCTGCATCATTCCATTAATAACAATTTGAATGTATGGCCACAGGTATTGAAATGCCATCATCAAACCCTGCAGTGTGGCAGTAACAGTGTTTACTGCTAGCGTTACAACACCAACTAAAATATCTCCCAATAGTTGTAGAATTACCACTACATTGTTCATATAGCCAATCGTTTGTGGTGATGCAAATTGTGTAACGATTGCGTTATATAGTGCAGTAAATACGGGTTGTGCCACGGCCCAAAGATTGGCAACAGCAGTGGTAATTGGTGTAATGGCCACTAGGAATGAATTAAACCCTGCCTGTATCGATGCTAATGTGCCTGACCAGTCAATGCCAGATACAAACGCATCAGATGATAAATACAATGCATCAATGGCAGATATAATGCCTGGCCAGTCAACACTGCTAATGAAGTTTGAAAATTGTGTAACTAAATCGCCAATTATTGGCACTAGCACTTCACTGGCATAACTGCCAAACCGTACCAGTACAGGCAGCAGTGCTTCCCCTAACGTCTGCTGAATATCAGCAAACTGTGCTGCTAGCATTGCCTGCTGGCCTGCATAGGTATCAACAGCAGCAGCAGCACTGCCACCAAATTCTTTATTAAGTTCACTTAAAATTACCTGCTGTGCACCAGCCACATTCCCTGTTTCGACCATGGTTTTAATCATGGCCTTTTGGTCATCAGTAAAAGACACACCCACACGCGACAATGCACTAATGCCTGCTATTGGATCGTTCAGGGCCTTGCCTACTTGCAGTGCTGATGATTGCAAATCAGTACCCATAGCTTGGCTAATATCCAAAATAGATTGCGTGGCACTCGTAAAATTTGTGCCTTTGATTTGCGTAAATGTGGCTAGTACGTTTTCTGCACCAAGAATTGCATCATCAGAGAAAATGCTATTGCCACTGCTGGCACTCATCATAGATGCCATATCGCCAAATTGTTGTGCAGTGAATCCAGCAGCCATGCCAGTAGATTTCACCACTGCTTCAGTTTGTGCAATGGCAGAATTCCATTCAGATGCTTCTTTAATGCTTCCCGAAATAAAATCACCAATCTTGGATAACGCGGCCCCTGCCA